CAATACAATGAGGGCGATCACGTAGAGGTTCAGTATAACCTTAGAGGGCGTGAGTGGACTAACCCACAGGGCGAGGTCAAAGTATTTAACACAATACAAGCGTGGAAAATCCACAAACAAGCAGAGGGTGTCGAAGCTAAAGAACACGCACCTGATAGAGCAGATTTACCATTTTAACCAATAGGGGGCTAACCACCCCCTTTTTTTTATAACTTTACCAAATGCTAATAAACTTCGATAAACATTTAAAGAAACTCAATGATATACGTGCAGGAAAAGTAAACGAGGGCTTACGCTTAGGTGTAGATAGATTAGATAATCATTTTCGATTTGTGCATGGTAATCTTAACTTTATTTTAGGACACGCAAACACAGGAAAAACACACTTAGTATTTTATTTGATGTTTCTATACTCTCAAAAACACAATGTAAGATGGCTAATTTTCTCAAGCGAGAACGAACCATATGCACTTATCCGTAAGCTCATAGAATTTGCAGAGGGCAAACCAATTAATCAAATAGAGAAAGAGGACTTTGAAAAGCAATACGATTGGGTGTATAAACATTTTAAGTTTGTAGATGCTGAGAAAGCGTACACATACAAAGACCTTTTACAACTTGCTACTGCTGTAAAAAAGGCGTGGGATTATCAAGGGTTTTTAATTGATCCTCTAAACAGTTTAAAAAAGGATATCCCTAAGAACTCAAACAGCTATGAGTACAGCTACGAAAGTCTTACCGATATACGAATCTTCTGCAAACAGCATAACATTACAACTTGGATATGTGTTCACGCTGTTACAGAGGCACTAAGAAAAAAACACCCTCAGGGGCATTACTACGCTAATCAACCTATACCACCTATGGCTTCTGATAGTGAGATGGGGGGTATGAGTATGAATAGAGCTGATGACTTTCTTGTAATACACAGGTATATATACCATGAAACAGATTGGATATACTCAAACCTGTACACAGCAAAAGTGAAAAACCAAGAGTTAAATTATAAGCCCACGCCGATAGACGATCCCGTAAAGTTTAGAAGTATTTTAAATAACGTAGGTTTTGAAATAGATGGAAAAAATTTAGTAACTTACAATACCAAAGAACAAACAGATTTACCATTTTGAAAACAACACTTGAGAAGATTGCAGAGAAGCACGATGATTGGCACAGGATAGTGTTATCGTTTGGGTGCAAGGAATCAGTAGCTGAGGATATAGTCCAAGAGATGTATCTTTTAATGCACAAGTATATCGAAAAAGGTATAGATATATCTTACAATGACGAGATAAACTACTACTACATTTACAAGCAACTCAGGGGTTTATTTATAGACTTGCACCGAAAGGAAAAGAAAATAATAAAAACTAACATAGATACTCTGTCTGAGTTCATAGACGAGCAAGGGGAAGTTAAACAAGTAGATATCTGTGGTGCTATGAAGCAAATGGATAACCTGCTTGACAAAACCTTTTGGTACGATAGGACTGTATTCGAGATAATTAGCGATGGTATGCCTATTGCAGAGTTAGCAAGAAAAACAAACATATCTTACTATTCTCTATACAACACCTATAAGAATGTTAAACAATTAATCAAAAACAATATAGAATGGGATTAGGAGATTTAGTATATTATTTTACAAAATACACAGGGATTCGCTATATATATAAGAAGATATACCCTGACTGTGGGTGCGATAGACGTAGAGAAGATTGGAACTCCATCAAAATAAATCGCAATGAAAAATCTGAATAAACAAGATTACGACAAGTGGACTGAGTTTAAAGGCAATCTTAGGGGTGTGGTTAATAAGCACGAGATTGAGATGATAGCAAAGCTACACGCTAAATACTTTGACCACAAACTTGATATACCTAAACCCTGCGGATGTCCTAATGACAGAGCAAGAAGGGTAATCCAAAAATACATAAGCGAACTAAACACTTTATATGACAAAGGCATACAAGTATAAACAACCTTTAGACGATGCCTTATATCGTAAGCTAAACAAAGACAAGAGTGTTAATCACTTTTTTCAGACTAAGTATGTAGGTAAGTGTATGAAGCTAATAAGCGACTTCCACAAATACCACGAAAGCAAAACGCATAAGGATTGGGAATACTCCTATAAGTGTTCAGTAGGATTTAAGCAACTATCTTATGTAAGTCAAAGGATACACCTAAAGAATCAATGGATACCCCTTGACCAAGTAAAGCAGTATGTTTTCTATCGTGTGATAGGACAGACGTGGAACGGATACCAACAGGAACTTAGCATAATAGACGAACTTAAAGCAGAGTTTACAAACATAGATATAGTTAAAACAGACTTTGAGAAAGACCACACCTATTGCATAGATGCTGAGATTATAAAAGGCGAATACATTATGTTAGGGATACAGATAAAACCTATCTCCTACAAGATGATGAACACCCCCTACCAAAACAGAGCAAAAGAAAACCACAGAGAAAAGAACAATAACTACGCTCGTATGTTTGCCCCCTACGTTTATGTTTACTACGATGATAACGGAATAGTAGATAAGCAGGAAACGATCAATAAGATTAATACAATAATGCACTTAAATATATAGTATGCCATTACCAACACCAAACACAGGAGAGGACAGAAAAGACTTTATGGCTCGTTGTATGGGTAATCCTACAATGATTAAAGAGTATCATAACACAGACCAAAGACTTGCTGTGTGTGCTGTTCAGTACAGGAAGAAATAAAAAAATGTATAAAAATTTTGTTAATAACAAAAAAGTATATATATTAGCATCATAATTAAACATTAAAACACTATGACAGTACACGAAACACATTTTAAAGATTCAGTTTTTTATATCAATAGAACAAAAGAAGGTTCTCATAATTACAACAGATATAACGAAAAAACTAACAGAGTCTATGAATATGACAATGCTCTTCAATACTATAAGGCACTACAAAAAGCAAAAAAGGTTTACGCAGAAAAAAACATATTTGCTACAAGTATTACGAGAGTTTAATAAACAGGGGCGAAAGCCCCTTTTCTAACATTAAAACAATTATATGAGAAAATTTATCAATTACTTAAATAGCATTGAGGGTACTATGTACGCTATTGCTATCACAGTTGCCTTTTGGGTAGCCATCTTAGATATATTACTAATCACTTATATTATATCAGCATGGTATTTAAAATAACACCCACAGGATTATACATCGTCAACAAAGGCGAAACGATAGAAGTAATGACTCAGACAGAGTTTAACTTATACTACACGCAAAATGTGTGGTGGTCTAAAGCCAAAAAGTTTTTAGGGTTATGAAGATAGACTTTGCACAGATAGGACTTATAGGAATCATTATATGCTTGATATGGATTTTGGTCAGTTACAGTATATGATTGACTCTGCTGAGATTTTAGAAACGATCAGCAAGTGGCAAAAGAAATCAGACAACGAGGAACTGCAAAAGATATCAGAAGCAACTGTACGACTCGTGTTCTATATCAATCAATTAGAGTTAGAACGATACAGCTTTAAGCGTATCTTACGGGAGGAACGTCAATCAGTTATTAGAGCTGTGGAACGTGCAAGACGAGTAGAGAAAGAGTTAGAGAATTTAAAAGAGAATAAATATGGAATTAATTAAAACAACAAAAAAGAAAATTAATTTGTGTACTGATTTAGAAAAAGATTACGATAAAGAGTGCATGAATATAAAGGTGGAATACTATAAGTGTCAAGATGACCCTGACGAACCACCATCACTTATACCACATATAGAATCTACATTTTTAGATGATGCCCTTGACCCTATTAAGGTTATGTATGATTTTGATGGTTGTATTCAAATTGATACAGATGGCTATAAGCACATTGATTTAACCAAAGAACATATATTGTTTTTGCTTGAGTTTATTAATTATAGTGAAAGATTAGATTTAGAATCTTTAAGAACGACAGAGGAAGAAGTAGAATCATTAAAAAATAAATATGGATTATAGTAAATGGCTCTATTATAACGAAGAGTCTAATCAATGCTCAATGTGTGGCACACCCATAAACGAGAGCGAATTATATTGTAGTGGAACTTGTTTTGAAGCAGACCTAAGATGAGCGAGATAACACTACTAAATGGGGAACGCTTTAAGAAAGACACCCTCATAGATTTATTAAGAGAAGATGAGTTTTACTATGGGTATATGGCTAAGGCAGCCCTAAGCTCATCATCAATCAAGATGCTACACCAAAGCCCAAAGAAGTATAAGTTTGTTACAGACTATGGTTCGCCTGAATCTCAACCATTAAGAGATGGGTGGTTGTTTCATACAGCAATCTTAGAACCTGATGTATTTAATGACCAAATCTTTGTAGATGTGCAAAGCAAGAACACAAAGAAGTATAAGGAAGCATTAGCAGAGCATGGCAAAGTGTTCACTCAAAAAGAGAAACGAGATGCTGAAAGGTTAGCTGATGCGTTCCTAAGAAACGAACAGGCATTAAGACTCTTAGATAATAGCGAGTTTGAAGTACCTGCCTGTGGTATGATAGGTGGTTATCCCTTTAGAGCAAAAGCAGACGTATTAGGTAAAAACAAAATCGTTGACCTAAAGACCACAACTGATATAAAGGGCTTCCCTTACTCAGCTCGTAAGTATGGATACGATATACAAGTGTACATCTACTGCTCATTGTTCAATGTACCTTATAGCGAGTTTAAATTCGGTGTAATGGATAAGGGAACTCTTGACATAGCGATATACGATGTATCGGAAGAGTTTTACAATGAGGGTAAAAGAAAAACACACGAAGCCATAGAAGTTTTTGAAACATTTTTTATACATGGCGCAGATTTAGATAATTACACTTATACAGGTACGCTATGAATGTAAATCAAATATATAATGGGGATTGTGTTGAATTAACATCACAATTAGAAGATAAGAGTATAGATTGTGTAATAACATCCCCCCCTTATTTTAATAGTAATAAAAAATATCAAAGAGGTACAGGATTTCACTACACACAGGATATTGGCGAACCTTTATTTGTTATTCAAGATTTTTTTGATTTAATAAAAAATAAATTAAAGGATGAAGGTGTTATATGTTTAAACTTAGGTTTTAGTTATGGCGAAACGGGTGTAATGCGCCCTTTTGATATATTAGAAAGACTTAGAAAAAAACAAGGTTATTTTGTTAATGATATATTGATATGGCACAAAAACAATCCTATACCATTACAAAACAGATTAACAAACGCAATAGAGTATATTTTTGTTTTATCTAAAATCCCTCAAATTAAATATCAAACAAAAGAATACACTCATAATGTGTTTAAATTCCCTGTCGATAAAGGTAATGGCGTTCACAGTGCTGTGTTCCCCTTAGAATTACCTAAAATTTGTTTAGAACATTTTACAAAAGAAAACGATTTAGTTTTAGACCCTTTTATGGGTAGCGGAACAACTGCTTTAGCTTGTATGAATATGAATAGAAATTATATTGGATTTGAGATAAATAAAGACTACATAAAACATAGCGAAAAGAGATTAAAAGAAAACACATCACAAACAGAATTATTTTAATATGACGTACACAAAAGACATTAAGACACGATTAGAAAAAATCATCAAAGAACACTTAGGTATAGATATAACTGAGAACAATCGTAAGCACAAAACAGTAAGGGGTAGGATGATGGCTTATAGAATAATGAGAGAGCAGGAAGTGATTAAAAGACATATCTCAGAATCATTTAAGCAAAACCACGCAACTGTCATCTATCACTTAGATAGGTTTACTCATTACTACAAACACGATAAAGACTTTAGATCAGACTACGATAAAGTATATAGGGTGTTCTATAATCTAAAAGACGAACCGATAGAAACGATTGAGAAGCGAATAATTAACCCTTTGTACTCACTTATAGACCAAGTACCTGAGGAACGCAGAGATGACGTTAAAACACGCTTAGAAGCTATGTTAGTAGGGTTTAATATACAACCGAGAAACCAACAAGCGACTATATACGATGCAAACGCAATCTCAACAGAATGATACTATATATGGACTTTAGTGGGTTCTTAACAACAGCAGTATTATGTGCCTTCTGTTGGTTTATAGGATACCTAAAAGGATACGAAGATGGAAAAAAATAACTTTATATGTATTGACGATGAATTTACATACACACGCTGCGTGTTTCAATGCAACGACTGCGCACTATACGAAAAACAATTAGATGAAACGAAAAAAGACAAGAGCTGAAATAGATAAGGATATTAAGTTTATCCCTATGCCTGAATGGCAGAACACTTATCAATATCACAGAACAAACAAACGTGCATTATACGTTGACCAAAATAAGAAACGATGAAGCAAAAAAAATGGACTCAAGCACAAAAGATTGAGCAGATAGAAAGAGCTACAACAAAACTCTACCTTATGGTTAATCAATTAGCTAAAGAGGTGCAAGAATTAAAGGGTACACAAAATCCTAAATAATTACGATATATACTTGAATAATCAACTTTTATCAAGATGCATGGTGGAGCAAGACAAGGGGCAGGTAGAAAGCCCAAAGCAGACGAATCTAAATTAGTAGAACGCTTAGATGCAATCATAGATAGTGATACAGCTCTTTCTAAGTTAGGGGAACTCGTATCTAAAGGAGATATGAGAGCAATCCAACTTTATCTAAGTTATCGTTATGGTAAGCCAAAAGAGAGTATGGATATCAACTCATCTGAGGGACTAAATATAAACTTTAAGGACTTAATTAAGTTTGTCGATTAACATACATAAAAAATACCTACCAATATCAACAGATGATAGCAGATACTTTGTTGTTACAGGTGGTAGGGGTTCAGGTAAGTCTTTCTCAATAAATGCCTTGCTTGTTATACTTACCTATGAGCGAGGGCATACAATCCTATTCACAAGATACACTTTAACATCTGCTCGTATCTCAATCATCCCTGAGTTTATAGAGAAGTTAGAGCTGATGGATTGTATTGCAGACTTCCACGTTACTAAAGACGAAATAATAAATAGAAAGTCAGGAAGCAAGATAATCTTTAGAGGTATCAAGACAAGCTCAGGCGATCAGACAGCAAGTCTTAAATCACTCACAGGCATAACGACTTGGGTAGTAGATGAAGCAGAGGAACTAACAGACGAGCAGAAGTTTGACACCATTGACCTGTCAGTAAGACAGCAAGGTAAACAGAATAGAGTAATCCTTATACTCAACCCTACAACTAAAGAGCATTTTGTCTATACACGATTCTTTGAGGATAAGGGTGTGCAGGAAGGTAGCAATACGAGTAAAGAAAACACCACCTACATACATACTACATACTTAGACAACCTAAACAATCTATCTGAAAGCTACATAGAGCAGATAGAACAAATGAAACAACGTAGACCTGAGAAATACAAACAACAAATGTTAGGTTCGTGGATGGCTAAAGCTGAGGGTGTGATATTTGATAATTGGACAATAGGCGAGTTTAAAAAGAAAGGTGTAAGCGTATGGGGGCAAGATTATGGGTTTGCAGCAGACCCCTCAACTCTTGTAGAAACAAACATAGATACAGATAACAAAATAATCTATCTAAGGGAATGTTTTTACCTGCCACGCCTTACAACCTCAGAGATAGCACAACTCAATCTTAAACACGCTAAGGATGGTCTTATTGTGGGCGATAGTGCTGAGCCAAGACTTATACACGAGATAAAAGCCAAAGGTTGTAATGTAAAACCATCAATTAAAGGGCAGGGTAGTGTTACCTATGGCATATCTTTATTGCAAGACTACGACTTAGTGGTAAGCCCTGATAGTACAAACCTAATTAAAGAGATGAATAATTACAGATGGTTAGAGCGTAAGTCTAACACGCCTGTTGATGCTTATTGCCACCTTATTGATGCAATCCGTTATAGCGTAGGATATCAACTGCAAAACCCTAATAGAGGTAAGTACGCTATTCGCTAAAATCATTTTTTTTTACGATATATAATTATGAAAGTAGATATAGAAATCCCTGAATCACTTAATGAAATTACCTTAGACCAATATCAGAGATATCTAAAGATACAAGACAACAACGAGGACGAGAAGTTTTTAGCTGTTAAGATGATAGAAATCTTTTGTGGGATTCGTGGAGATCACGTCCTACTGATGAGGGCTACTGATATTAACAGCATAGTGCAGATATTGACTGAGATGCTAAACAACACACCTAAGCTGCAAACTATGTTCAAGATGAAAGGTACGCAGTATGGGTTTATACCTAAGTTAGACGATATGAGCTTTGGCGAATACATAGACTTAGATACATTTATTGGCGATTGGGATAATATGCATAGGGCTATGAATGTTCTATACAGACCAATTACGAATCAGTATGGCGATAAGTACAACGTAGAGGATTATAGTGTAGATAACGCAGAGAAGATGAAAGATATGCCTATGAGTGCAGTCTTAGGTTCTATTGTTTTTTTTTACAATTTAGGGATGGACTTATCGAAAGCTATGCTGAACTATTTGGGGAACGACGAGATGAACTTAGCTCTGCATCTAATTTCGGACGAAAATGGGGGTGGTATCAATCACTTTACGCACTCGCTCAGGGGGATATTGGACGATTTGAAGATATCACTAAATTAAATGCTCATCAATGTTTATATGCCCTAAGTTTTATGAAAGACAAAGCAGAGTTAGAAGCAAGACAAATAAAAAGTAAATTCAATGGCTAATCAAGGTGTAAGAGGTTTTTACCAAATCACAGAAACAATAAAAGACCAACTGTTAAACGATGTAAACGTAAACACAGTAACCACAGGCGATATAACAGACATTGACCTATCTAAGCAGACTATCTTTCCTTTATGCCATATCATTGTAAACAACGTAACAATAGAAGAGCAAGTATTACGATTTAGTATGTCTATCCTTGCTATGGATATCGTTGACCAAAGCAAAGACGAAACAACAGACATCTTTAGGGGTAACAACAACGAACACGATGTACTAAACACCCAACTTGCTGTAATCAACAAACTGATAGGTGTACTTAGAGGTGGTGCATTATACACAACCAAATACCAATTAGATGGCGATCCGAGTTGCGAACCTTTTTACGATAGGTTTGAGAATCAGGTAGCAGGGTTTGCTTGTACGTTTGATGTATTAATCGAAAACGATATTAACGTATGCAGCTAAAAGAAACACAAGCAACTCTAAGGGCTTTTGGTAAGTATGTAGTGCAGCAATCACGAACAAACCTTACTAAAGGCAAAAAGAATATATCTAAAGAGTTGTACGATTCTATTGGTTATACCATAGAGGAAGTAAGTCAAGGTTTTAGACTTTACTTTGAGATGGAAGATTATGGTATGTTTCAGGATCGTGGTGTCAAAGGTATTAAGGGTGGTAAGTCTTTAAGTGGATTTAGTTACAAGCAATCATCTAATCTTATTGGCTTAGAAAGTAAGACAGGTACGTTTAGTAAATGGGCTTCTGCAAAGCGCATACAGTTTAGGGATAAAAAGGGTAGATTCCTAAGCTACAAGCAGACAGGGTTTGCACTTGCTACAATCGTAAAGAACTATGGTATTAAGCCATCTATGTTTTTTACTAAGCCCTTTGAGAAAGCATTTAAAAACCTACCCAAAGAATTACAAGAACAATTTGCTATCGACTTAGAAAACTTAATATAATGGCAACAAAGATAAACGTAAGAAGCCCCTTTTATAAGAAAACACAAGACAGCAGTTTAGCGAGTGCTACAATGGAGTTATATATTTTTACAGGTGTACTTTCAACAGACAAACCTGCTTCTCCGCAATACACAATAACCAAGAACACAATAGACTCGAATACTTATGTAGTGTTTGAGATTAGCGAACTTGTAAGGGATTATCTCAATATAGAGTTTGATGGGGAGTATGATAGCCAAACAGTATGGGTTGTTGCTGACATAAATCAATATCCTTTAGCTGATGGTGGTGGTACTCTTATAGACACTGATAACGAAAACTATATAGCGTTTGATGGTTATGGGTATTTTCACGAGGGTACGAATCCTGAGCTGTCAAGAGGTTTGCTACTATCAAACAATACTATATTCAGACTAAACTACGATAATGTAAGAATCCCTGTATTTACAGAGGACACTAACTCAGTAACATTCTTATACAAAGGAGAAGAAAAACGCACTCAAGCAATAAGCAGCTCTACTAACACAAACGGACAGATAGACTATGTTACAGTAAGTGGTTTAGATGATAACGATACATACAAGGAACGAGTTATAAACGATGGTGGCACATTAGAGGATAGCGACTGCTTAGAACGATTTTTAAGTAATTATAATGTAGGCGAAGTAGATGAGGTTATCGTAAACACAGATGCAGGTGTAGAGGTTGTTAAAATCAATACTATCTATGAATGTAAGTACGAACCCTACAAAGTTACATTCGTAAATAAGTATGGAGCTTTACAGGACTTGTGGTTTTTTAAGAAATCAGTAGAATCCACTAACGTAACATCTGAGCAGTTTAAGGCATCTATATTTGACCAATCTACCCTAAGCTATAAAACATATAAGCACCAACAACAGGCGTTCTTATCTCAGGGCAAGGATAGAATCACGATGAACACAGGGTACGTCAATGATGACCATAACGCTGTATTAGAGGAACTATTATTAAGTGAGCAGGTATGGTACACAGAGATTACAGAAACAGAGGAACGAGTGATACCTGTTATCCCATTAACTAAGTCAATCACATACAAGACAAGTGTTAATGATAAACTTGCAAACTACACAGTAGATTTTGAACACGCTTTTGATAAGATAAATAACATTAGATAGTGCAGAGCATACAGCTATATATCGAGGGGCAAAGAGTGGATATGTTTAAGGACGAAAGCGTATCTATCACTCAGTCTATACAAAACGTAAAGGATATCGCTAAGGTGTTCACAGAGTTTACCAAGACCTTTACTCTTCCTGCATCTAAAACAAACAACAAGATATTCAAGCACTATTATAACTTCGATATCACAGGGGGCTTTGATGCGAGAACAAAGAAAGATGCCACACTTGAATTAAACTACCTACCATTTAAAAAAGGTAAGATAAAGTTAGAGGGTGTGGACTTGCAGAATCGCAGACCTAAGTCTTATCGTATTACATTCTTTGGTAATACTGTAACACTTAAAGATCTAATAGGCGAGGATAAACTTAATGCACTAACAGAGCTTAACACCCTAAATGAAACATTCGCATCTTCTGATATTAAAACAGCACTACAAAGAGACCCTGCATCAAACGATGTGGTAGTACCTATTATAACGCACACAAAAAGACTTTACTATGATAGTGGGGATAACACGCACAATACAGGTAATTTATATTATGGAAGTGGGCAAAAGCATGGTCTTGCATGGAACGAACTAAAATACGCACTTAGAATACACAAGATTATAGAAGCTATTGAGAGTAGATATGGTATAACATTTAGCACAGATTTCTTTAATACCTCAAATGATGTTTACTATGATTTGTTTATGTGGTTACATAGAAAAAAGGGCGTAGTATCAAGTGGTACACAAACGCCATCTTTTGTAAATGCGGTTGATTTTACAGGAGCAACAAGCGCAACAACTCCCTTTGGAAGTTTGCCTACAAGCATTATATTTTTTGGCAATTTAGCTGTTGTTGACCCAACAGGTACAACAGTAAGTAGATTAAGACTTACATTAAGCAGGTCAGGTACGAACCCTTATGATATAAGCATAGCAAGAGATGGAGTTGAGGTGTATGCAGAAACAGGTATTACAGACACAGCAAAATCTATAAACTTAGCTTCTTATTGGACTTCTGCTGCAACTTATACAGTTACATTAACTTACACAAGTGTTTTAACATTTACAAATTTAGAATGGGATACAAGACTTATAGATAGTGGCACTCTCATTACAACTACCCACGATACAGGTAGCTATACTGCACCAACTGACTTTGAGTTTATTATAAGTGAGCAAATACCTGAGATGAAAGTAATAGACTTTTTGACAGGTCTTTTTAAGATGTTTAACCTTACAACTTTTGTAGAGGATGATGGCACTATATACGTTGACACCTTAGATAACTTTTATGCAAACAAAAAGTCAATAAGCACAGCATACGATATAAGCGAGTTTGTAGATGTAAAAAGTAGTCAAGTAAATATAGCTTTACCATATAGAGAAGTGTCATTTAGTTTTGAAGATACAGATACATTTTTAGCTGCCACACATAATCAACTATTCAGTCAAGAGTGGGCAAAGACAGACTTTACACAAACAGATGCTGATGGTAATGTAGTAGATGGTTCTCTTTACAATGTAGTAGCACCATTCGGACACCCTAAATACGAAAGGATTGTAGATTTGGACACAGAAAGTCAAACAGATATACAATGGGGTTATAGTGTAGACGATAACCAAGAGAGCTATATAGGTAAGCCATTACTCTTTTATCCTGTATATACAAACCCCTCAGAAACAATCAGCTTTATAGACGTAGTAAATGCAGATGGCACTTATAACACACATTCTGCTGTATCAGGAAGCGTAAATATGCCCTCTAACAGCGTTTCTTTTAGCTCAGGTACATCTACTGCCAATATCAATTTTAAGTTAGAGAAAAACGAATATACAGGCGATAGTAGTTTTACAGGCACATTGTTTCAAAATTATTACAGCACCTATATTACAAATGTGTTTAACACAAAGAACAGACTTACAAAAGTAAAGGCATATCTACCCCTTAGATTCCTTTTGAACTTTACACTTGCTGATAGGTTTGATATTAATGGTAAAAGGTATAAAATCAACAGCGTAGAAACGAACTTAGCAACAGGCGAATCAAACATAGAACTATTAAACGAATTATGATACAGAATATCTTAGAGTTACTACCCTATGTAAAAGATGGCTCGGAAAACATCCGAATAGCTAAAGGACAGAACTACCTGCCTAAGAATTTTAGACAGGCATTTAAACAATTTAAAAACGATATGGAATGGCTAAAAAAATCCAAGTAGAATTAGAAGCTAAAGCTGATGATGCTTTAAAGCAGGTCGAAGCATTTAAAAAAGAGATAGAGGACTTAAAAACTAAGATAGCTGAAACATCTGAAAAGGGTGGTAAGGGTTTTAAGGGTTTAGGTAAAGCTCTTAAGGTTGCTACCGCACCACTTAGAGGTGCTACAAAGGGATTTAAACTTTTGGGTAAAGCATTAGGGGGCTTAGGTGTAATTGGTTTGCTTAGTAAGGGGTTTGAGCTATTAAGCGAGATATTTAAAAAGAATCAAAAGGTTACAGATTTATTTGCCACAGCAGCAGAAGCATTATCGTTTGTGTTCAATGACCTTGTAAAGCTATTCACAGATAATATAGGCGTAGTTACAGACTTCTTTAGTGCGTTATTCACTAACCCTTTAGAAACTATGAAAAACTTTGCTAACACTTTGCAAAGAGCTGTTATAGATAGGTTTATACAATTAAAAGAAACATTAGGGTTTGTTGCAAAGGGTATTGGGGATTTATTTAAAGGTAATTTCTCTGATGCGATGGAAAGTTTTAAACAAGCAGGTAAGGAAGCTGTTGACGTAATTACAGGTCAAGACCAAAGTTTTGAGAAAGTAAAAGAAACTGTTACAAGCTACGCTAAAGAAACTTTACAAGCAGCTAAAAACATTGTAGAGTTAAACAAACAAGCACAGCTTAACGAAGCTATCAATCAGGGGCTTATTGAAAAATACGATATACAAGCAGAGCAATTAAGACAGGTGCGTGATGATGAAAGCAAAACATTTGCAGAGCGTATTGAAGCCAACGAAAAATTAGCATTGGTTTTAGATGAGCAGGAAAAGGTAATGAAGGCAAATGCTCAGGCACGTATTGATGCAGCAGCAGCCGAACTATCTAAGAACGAAGATAACATAGAAGCCCAAGTTGCATATCAGGAAGCCCTAAACGAAGCAGCAGCTATTGAAGCGCAAATCACAGGGTTTAGAAGTGAGCAGCAAACAAACGTAAATGCATTACTTAGAGAACAAGCAGAAGCTAAAAAAGAGATAGCTATCATTGGTAAAACAGAACTCGAAGAGGAACGCATTGAAGCTCTTAACCTATATAACGAAAGGAAAGCATTAATAGAGCAAACTATTACTGATGAAGCTGAGAAAGCAGCAGCGCTTAAATTAATCAAAGATAATTATGACAATTACATAAAATCAAGTGATGCATCTTTAGCAGCAGAAAGGAAAAAAATAGAAGATGAAGAGTTACAAAACAAACTTAATAATGCTAAGAGAGGGCTTGATGGTATTGCAGCTAACTTAGGTAAAGAAACAGCAGCAGGTAAGGCAGCAGCCATAGCATCTACTTTAATATCTACTTATCAAGGCGCACAGGATTCTTATAAGTCTTTATCAGGTATCCCTATCGTTGGTCCTGCATTGGGTATTGCAGCCGCAGCAGCCGCAGTGGCAGGTGGTTTAAAAACTGTACAAAGTATTAGAGCTACTAAAACCCCTGAAACAGCAGGTATTAGTAGTGGTGGTGCAAATATCAGTAGCCCATCAAGACCTGCACCCCCATCAGTACCACCTGCATTTAACATAGTAGGTGCATCAGATACTAATCAATTAGCAGAAGCGATAGGTGGTCAAGCACAGCAACCTGTTAAAGCATACGTGGTGTCAAACGATGTAAGCACAGCGCAGGAATTAGACCGAAACATCGTAGAGGGTGCATCATTAGGATAAAATACAAAAATCAAATTTTAAACGATATATAGTTATGCGAATCGTAGAGCTTATTTTAGATGACCAAGAAATCACAGGGATAGAAGCGATATCTGTCGTAGAGAACCCTGCAATCGAAGAGGATTTTATTGCACTAAAAAACGAGGAGATAAAACTTGCAGAAGTATCAACTGAGAAGCGTATTCTACTCGGTGCATTGCTTATCCCAAACAAACCTATATACAGACGTAAGGGCGAGGAAGAGTATTATATATACTTCTCAAAAGATACTGTATTAAAGGCATCGCAATTATACTTACAGAATGGCAATCAAAACAAAGCCACATTAGAACATCAACATAGCATTAACGGATTAACACTTGTAGAGAGTTGGATAGTAGAGGACGAAACACACGACAAATCAAGAAAGTACGGACTAAATGTACCTGTGGGAACTTGGATGGGGGCTGTAAAAGTCAACAACGAAGAGATATGGGAATCGTATGTTCGCACAAAAAAAATTAAAGGATTCAGTATTGAGGGGTACTTCGCTGACAAGATGGAACGCCCTAAAGAACCTATTAATGACTTTGACGAGGACGAAGCTATCGATATGCTTAAATACATCCGTAGGATTGTAAAAAAGGATGGTAGATACAAAGATAGCGAAAAAGAAGAGTTAGAATCCTACTCTGATTATCCAAGTGGTGTAAAGAATAACGCAAAGCGTGGTATTGAACTCAACGAGAAAGTAAACAATAAGTGTGCTACTGATGTAGGTAAGATACGAGCGCAGCAACTTGCACAAGGCAAACCCATCTCAAAAGAAACTATCAAACGTATGTACTCATATCTAAGCAGAGCAGAGGAATACTACGATGAAAGCGACACTAAAGCGTGTGGTACTATCTCATATCTTTTATGGGGTGGTAAAGCAGGTAAGCGATGGGCTGAAAGCAAGTTAAAAGAATTAGGGGAGTTAGATTTAGCTTCTCAGGTTCTAAATGACGAGATGGCTATTATAGATGATAGACTTGCATTTGCTACAAAAGAGTTAGCAATAGCAGCAGCAAAAGATATAGGTTGTGAGAGTTACCACGAACACGAGTTTGAGGGTAAGGTATGGTATATGCCTTGCGAACAGCACAACCTTAAAAAGCCATGCCAAGCAGGATATGTTCAGTATGGCATGAAGATGAAAAACGGAAAAAAAGTACCTAATTGTATCCCTATTAAATAAAAAATTATGAGCGAAAAGAATGTAAGCAAGATGCTATTTAGCAATCAGGAAAGAGTAGAATTAGCTTTAGTGCAAGATATTATAAGAGATGCCGAAATTGCAAAAGGCAATTTAAAAGCATTGATAAATGTTGCAGCAAGAAGAGAGAGAGATTACAAAGAAGTTTTAAAAATGGCTGAAAAAGTAGGTGTTGAGTTAGATGGCAAAATAAAAGAAGCAGGTAAGTTTTTTATTGATTTAGAAAATAAACTGAAATAATGGCTAAAAGAATAGACTACATAAAAGTATTAAAACCAAAGGTGCGCAGAAAGGGTGTACACGCTAAAACCAAAATGAGCAGTATTAAAGGCAGTAAGCTATATAAGAAAAAATACAGAGGTCAAGGATGAGGAGGAGAAGGATACATAAATCATTTAAGACACCATCAAAGACAAGCCCTAAGGGTTCAAGACGAGGATGTTTATGTGAGGATAACACATACTCTATAAGCTGTTGTGATGGCAGCCACAGGGCGCAAGGGATAGGAAAGGTTTAATAAAAATTTAAATATAAAAACAATGAGTAAAAAAATAATGAAAAAAATCGTTTCTATCGAGAAACAAGAGCTATCTGCTGAAAAGGTAGAACTTGCTGTTGCTGATGATATACAGCGTGTTACTAACGCTTTAAATTCTCAAATATCGATTGATGAAAGAGTTTTAAAAAAAAGCGTTAAGTATTATAGTGATTTAGTAAACAACATACCTAATGCAAAACAGCAAATTAAAACAAACAGGAATGTTGTAAAAGCAACTGATAGCAAAATTAATATCGCTGAGAACACGTTAAAAGAAGCTAAAAGAGCTGCTGACGACTTAGGTGTTAATCCAAAAAGTATTGACGGATATAATGAATTAGAGCAATTAATTGATAGGGTGCAAAAAAGCCAAAAAAATGTAGATGAGATTAGTGACAGACTACAAAGATTATTTTAGAAAATGCAAAATAAATTTTAAATACTATATATAATTATGAAAGCGACAGAAATCTTAAGCAAAATCAAAACCTATCTTGGGGAAGATACTGCTGATATCGTAGAAAATATCGAGCAATCCCAAGTAGTAGAGTTAGCACAAGCTAAACTCGATAACGGAACTGTCCTTGAAGCGGAAGCGTTTGAAGCAGGTAATGAAATCTTTATACTTACGGATGACGAGAAAGTAGCTGTCCCTGTTGGCGAATATACAATGGAAGATGGTCAAATCCTTGTTGTTTCTGAGGAAGGTCTTATTGGCGAAATCAAATCTGCTGAACAGGAAGAGGAAGTAGAAGCATCTGAGGAAGTTGAAGAGCAACTTGAAGAGGAAGTGGAAGCTAAGTACGCAACTAAAGAAGAGTTAGCGGAAGTAAAATCATTGGTTGAGGAAATCAAAACAATGATTGAAAAGAAAGAGGAGATGAGCGAAGTGGAAGAGCAAGTAAAAGAGGAACTATCTGAAACACCTGCTACCGAAGCAATCACTCATAACCCTGAACCTAAAAAACAAGTCAATCTAAAATTTGCACAAAACAGAAAGCAAGGAACGATTGACCGAGTAATGCAAAAATTAATCAACAATTAAATTTATATAAAATGCCAAATCCCACAATAACTTCCTCGTACAGCGGGGAATTCGCAGGTAAATATTTAGGCGCGAGTTTGCTCTCGGCGGATACACTTGACAAAGGTGCTATCACAATTTTACCAAATGTAAAGTACAAAGCTGCTATGAAAGTAGGTGCTATGGCGAACCTTGTGCGTTCTGCTGATTGCGACTTTGACTCTACTACATCAACATTAACTCTAACTGAGAAAGTGCTTACACCAACTGAATTGCAAGTAAACTTACAACTATGTAAGAAAGAATTGCACTCTGATTGGGAAGCTGCTCAAATGGGATTCTCTGCTTTTGATGAGTTACCACCATTATTTTCTGACTACGTTATCGGTCGTGTAGCTGCTGAAGTAGCTGCTGCAACTGAAACTTCTATATGGAGTGGTAGTGCAGGAGAAGGTAACTTTGATGGCTTTGAAACTCTATTGGGTGCTGACACAGACGTAGTTGACGTAACAGCAGGTACAGTTACATCTACAAACGTAATTACAGAACTTGGAAAAATCGTTGATGCGATTCCTTCTGCTGTTTACGGAAAAGATGACCTTACTATCTATGTTTCCTCTAACATCGCTCGTGCATACATCAGAGCTTTGGGTGGATTTGTTGCTACTATCGGTGCAGCAGGTTCTGACAACAAAGGAACTCAATGGTACGGGGGTGGAGAACTATCTTTTGATGGTATCAACATCTTTGTAGCTAAAGGTCTTGCTGATAACACAGCAGTAGCTGCTCAGAAGTCTAACCTATTCTTTGGAACGGGACTATTAGATGACAGAAACGAAGTTAAAGTAATTGATATGGCTGACCTTGATGGTTCACAGAATGTTCGTGTAGTTATGCGCTATACAGCAGGTGTACAACATGGTATTGGTTCTGATATCGTTCTTTATTCGTAATCAATAATTCTCTAACTTAAAAGGGGTGGGTAAGCCGAGTGCCTACCTACCCTTTTTTATTAAAACAAATTAATATGGCTTGTGCAGTATCAAACGGAAGAGCGTTACCATGTAAGAGTGGTGTAGGTGGGCTGAAAAACATTTACTTCGCACCTTATACAAGTACCACAGCTGACTTAACTGACAGCTCAGGTACAATCACTTTAGATGATAGTGTTTCTTTCTACAAATATGAAATCAAGGGCAACTCGTCATTAGAAACTGCTATTAACTCGTCAAGAGAAAATGGCACTACTTTTTATGAGTCAACCCTTAATGTTACATTTACGTTTTTAGATGTAGCTACTCAAGAGCAGATTAAGCTCTTAGCACATGGTCGACCCCAAATCGTTGTCGAAGATTATAATGGCAACGGATTTTTGGTGGGTAAAGACCATGGAAGCGAAGTTACAGGTGGCACAGTTGTTACAGGTGCGGCTATGGGAGATTTAAGTGGATTCACTCTTACTCTTACAGCTCAAGAAACAGCACCACCATTCTTTGTAGCATCATTACCAACTGATGATTCATCATCGCCAATAGACCCAACTCCATAATTTTTTGTATATTAGCAAAGAGTTTTTTCATTAAGTTTGGTTTAGTTATAGATAGGGGGTGTAAAAGCCCCCTTTTTTATATACAAAATTCAGAAACTTTACGATATATAGGTATGATACACCTTACTACATCAACCGATGCTCAAACAATCAAGGTTATACCACGAAACTATGCTACAAATGTAAGTATGATACTTCGTGATGATTCTACAAATGCAGAGGTTACATATAGCGTAAGTACAACAACTGATAAAAACTATTTAGTGTTAAGTCAAGCGCTTGCTTTAACTGAGGGTAGGTTTTATGATTTAACAATCAAAGAGGGTTCAAGCGTTATATTTAAAGACAAAGTATTTTGCACCGACCAAACTATCGACCAAGATACGAACAATTATTACTCAGTAAACGATGGGGAGTACACAAGCGATACAACCTACGATAACGATTACATCATATTATGAAAAACGATTTAAGGATAGTTAATTTAAGCACCTACACAAGCCCTACTGTAAAAGAAGTACGGAATCAGGAGTTTGTATCGTATGGCGATGATAATAACTACTTTCAGTATCTTATAGACAGATATAATGGAAGCCCTACTAACAACGCTATTATAAACGGAATTAGCGAGATGATTTATGGTAAGGGCTTAGATGCTACTGATAGCAACAGAAAACCTGACCAATACGCGCAGATGGTGTCTTTGTTCAATGCTGACTGTGTTCGTAAGGTAGTATATGATTTTAAATTGATGGGTCAATGTGCTTTGCAGGTAATTTACTCTAAGGATAGAAGTAAGATTGTTAAACTTGAGCATATCCCTGTTGAAACATTACGAGCTGAGAAGTGTAATGACAAAGGAGAAATCGAAGCATACTTTTATCACTACGATTGGTCTAAGTACAAAAAGAGCGATGAGCTTAAACGTATCCCTGCTTTTGGAACTTCTAAAGAGGGCTTAGAGATTATGTACATAAAACCTTATAGAGCAGGATTTAAGTATTATTCGCCTGTTGACTATCAAGGGGGTACACAATACGCAGAGTTAGAGGAAGAGATAAGCAACTATCACTTAAACAATATAATGAATGGTCTTGCGCCTTCAATGCTTATTAACTTTAATAACGGAACGCCTGACCCTGAGCAAAGGGAACTAATCGAAAGACGTATCTATGAAAAGTTTAGTGGTAGTAGCAACGCAGGTAAGTTTATTTTGGCTTTTAATGATAACGCTGAAACTGCTGCTGATATACAACCTATCCAACTTTCTGATGCTCACAATCAGTATCAATTCCTAAGCGATGAGAGCGCACGTAAGATACTCGTTTCACACAGGGTAGTATCGCCTATGCTTTTGGGAATTAAAGACAATACGGGGCTTGGTAATAACGCAGACGAGCTTAAAACAGCTACGTTGCTTATGGATAACACAGTTATACGTCCATTCCAAAGATTATTAATTGAAAATTTTGAGCAAATCCTTGCTTATAATGGCATCTCACTTAATCTATATTTTAAGACCTTACAACCTTTAGAGTTTACTGACCTTGATAATGTTGAGGACTCTGAAACACGAGAAGAAGAAACAGGTGTGAAGATGAGTAAAGAGGACTTAACAGATGAAGAATTTGACATTATCCTTGACGAACTAAGGGGCGAAACAATATCAAACCGATGGGAAGCAGTTGACGTAAGAGAACACAGCGAGGACAACGAAAGCATAGAAGATTGGGCTGTTAAAAACATTGAGTCTAAAGAAGAACAGTTAGAAAAGAAATCAATCGACTCTAAAAAGAGTGGGTTTAGCTACTTAGACAAATCCCTATATAAAGTAAGATACCGATATGCTGAAAAGTACAGCTCAGGAAAATCAAGACAATTCTGTCGTATTATGATGAGCAGAAGTAACAGAGGTGTAGTGTATCGTGTAGAGGATATTGACAAAGCATCAAACGCAGGTGTAAATAAGTCTTTTGGGCATCAAGGCAAAGCGTATGATTTGTTTAGATTTAAAGGCGGGGTAAACTGTGGGCATAGATGGGAAGAGGTCTTATACAGACTAAAATCTAAAACTATGAAAAAGGTAATCCAAAACTACGATGAAGTAGATAAGATACCTAAGTCTTATGCACCGGCACCACGAGGATATAAGGATGCAGAAAAAGCACCAAAGGATATGCCAAATAACGGACACCACCCAAATTATAAAGGATAATGGCAACAGCACTATTTATATCAAGAACGGACTTAGTAAAGAACAGCATTATAGATGGTAATGTAGATACTGACAAGTTTATACAGTTTATCAAGATTGCACAGGAGATTGAGGTGCAGAATTATTTAGGTACAGACCTATACAATAAGATTAGTGCAGATATTATCGCAGGTACGCTTTCAGGGGATTATCTTAACCTTGTTAATGATTACGTTCAACCTATGCTTATGTGGTGGGCACAGGTTAATTACATTCCTTACGCTGCTTATCAAATAAAGAATGGTGGGGTTTTTAAGCATACATCTGAAAACGCTGAAAGTGCAAGTAGAACAGAGGTTGACTACTTAGTACAAAAAGCAAGAAACACAGCAGAGTATTACACTCGTAGATTTGTGGAATATATGAATTTCAATAGTAATTTATTCCCTGAGTACAATAGCAACTCTGATTCTGATGTATATCCTGATAATGATTCATTGTTTAACGGATGGGTGCTTTGAGATACAAAATAAAAGATAAGAACATAATAAAATTAAAAAAGTTTTTAGATGCCAAACGAAATATATCACAGAAGCAATTGGGGAGAAAGTAAAGCTGAGGACTTTGGCGATGTGTACTATGACCACGCAGCGACCAATAAGCTATACAACCATTCTGATTATTACGAGAACTCAGATGGCACAGATGCGACCTTAAAAGACTTAAACAATAAAGCAAGTATAGTCTTAACACCTACTGCATATTCAGATGGTAGCTTAAATACTGTTATACCGCCTTATCAGCTATTATCTGAACTCGTTACTAATGGCGATTTTAGTGATGGTAGCACAGGTTGGACTTCTCAATCAGACGTTACATTTGGAGATGGCACAGTATCAATGGACTCGACAAGTCTAAATGCTTATATAAATCAAGATATACTAACAGTTGGCAGTAAATATAGAGTATCAATTACAGTTGATGCACTAAGTATTACTGATAAATTAGATTTAATAAACGGAAGTGGCATCCCTTATAAAGTATTAGAGGTTGGTACAAATAACTTTGATATAATTGCAACAGGAAATGGTGCTTTTAGAATTAGAACAAAAGATGGTGCTACATCTACAATATCAAGTGCAAGCGTAAAAGAAATACAAGAAGCCGACTTTGACTTTAGTAGAGGTTCAAGTGCTACAAGAGTAAACGAGCAAGGGCTTGTAGAGGACGTACAGATATTAAGTGGAGAGCTTGTACAAAACGGAGACTTTGAGCAGATAGGTAGTGAACTTGTTACCAACGGAAACTTTGAAACGGATAGCGATTGGAGTAAAGACACAGGTTGGAGTATCGCTAATGGTAAAGCATCTCAAGATGGTACAGGCACAGGGAATGATGGGGATATTATCCAAAACTCAATTTTAGATACAAGCAAAATATATAAGATTGTATTAGATGTTGTTGATTACACACAAGGTACATTATATATTGATACATCTAACATAGATTTAAATGTTAATGAGGTTGGCACTTATACTCTTTATTTTACTCCGTCATCTACAAATCTATTTATAAGAACAAGATTTAGTGGTTTTATAGGCTCAATAGACAACGTATCAGTAAAAGAGGTCGGACAGAATTGGATAATAAGCGGAGACAATTTTAGTATTGTTGATGGTGCTTTAAGAATCAACAGAGTTACAAATACAACTTTCATACAACAAAACGTCTTAACTTCAGGAAAAAAATATAAAGTAGAATTTGACGTTTTAGACAAAGCTGACAATAGCGGCAATTTTACAGTAAGATTAGGTAGTAACAATGTTTATAGTGTTTCAGATTATGAAGGCACAAAGTTTAGCAAAACACTAACTTCAAGTGGTACGGACTTTAGGATATACTCTTCATCAAATAATGGTGTTATTTATGTGGACAATGTATCAGTAATAGAAATAACAGACGATACCGACTTACCAAGAATAGATTTTACAGATGGTACAGGCAGTTTGTTATTAGAGCCACAGAGGACTAACTTGGTTACATACTCGGAAGATTTTAGTGATAGTAGTTGGAATTTAGATTTAAATGCTTCATATATAACAAGAACACCTAACGCAGCTACATCTCCAAGTGGAGAAAATAATGCAACTAAATTAATAGGTAACAACACAAGTAGAGACCCTAATAATTCTTATATAGGAGCATCTACAAGTGCATCAGCACCATACGCTTCAAGTATTTTTGCTAAAAAAGGCGAGTATGATTATTTAGTATTAGGCATTGGCTCTTATGCAGGTGGATATTACGCAATATTTAATTTATCTAACGGAACAATTAGCACATCACCAACAGCATCAGGAACTACAGCAAGTATAGAAGATTATGGTAATGGTTGGTTTAGGTGTATAATAGCTACTACCAATACATCAGGAAGTGAAATTTTATTCATCTCTCCTTCAGTAGATGGTACTTTAACAACAAATTACACTAATACAACTAACGGAGTATATGTTTGGGGAGCTCAGCTCGAAGAAGGAAGTTACGCAACGTCCTATATCGTTTCAAATAGCGGAAGTACCACCACTCGCTCTGCTGACGTAGCAAACAATAGCGGTAATGCTGACTTGTTTAATGATAGTGAAGGTGTGCTATATGCAGAGGTAGAAAGGTTTGATAACGATACGGCTTTTTTATCAATTAGCATAAGTGATTTATCAGTCAATAATAATGTTTCTTTTAAATTTAGAAACACAACAAATCTTATGTGGGGTAGTATTAAATCGGGTGGAGTACAAACGGCTTTAATGCAATACACATCTACTAATTTAACAACTTTAAACAAAATTGCTTTAAAATACAAAGAAAATGATTTTGCTCTATGGTTTAACGGAGTACAAGTTTTAACAGACACAAGCGGTGCTGTACCAACAGGAATAGAAAAATTATCACTTGATAATGGTGTAGGAAATGAAGAATTTAGGGGTAAAGTAAAATGCGTAGCAGTATTTAAAGAAGCATTAAGTAATGATTTACTCGAAAGACTAACAGGCGAAGGTTACGAATCTTTTAGACTATTAGCAGAAGCAAACAACTATACAATTATATAAAATGGCAGTAAAATTAGGAAACGGTAATTGGGCAGTAAAAGAAGATAAGCTATTAGCATATAACGACAATAGTGGTTTATTCTTTAACAAAGAGTTTGACTTTTCAAGGGGTTCTACTGCAACGTATGTAGGTCGAGATGGTTTAATCGCATCTGCTGCATCAGGAGTGCCAAGAATAGACTTTACTAATGACACTAAAGGGCATCTACTCTTAGAGCCGAGTAGGACTAATTATGCTACCAATAACAGCCTAATGCATACTTATAGTGCTGTTGGTGGCAGCTCCCCTAATCCAACTTTAACAGCAAACTATACAACTGCTCCTGATGGTACAAATACAGCTACAAGATTACAAACATCAGTAACAGGTAGTAGTTATTCGTTAATTAACTTACCTTCTACAACACTTGGAGATGGGACATACTCTATAAGTGTTTATGTTAAAAGTAATACAGATAGTAACCAAATAATATCTTTTTATGGTGCAGGGAGTGCATCAAGTGCTTTTAAACTTTCAGTTACAACTGAATGGACAAGACTTGAAGTACAAGCTACAAGAGGTTCAGGGCAAACAAAATACGCTTATATAGGGACTTGGCCAAGTCTTCAAGGGTCAGATGAAAATATTGATATATCTGTATGGGGTGCACAAGTAGAAATTGATAGCGATTATAGCACAAGTCTAATACCCACCACAGGTGCGGCTTCTACTCGTAATGCAGACGTATGCAATAATAGTGGCTCTGCACAAGACTTTAATTCAGAAGAAGGAGTATTGTATGCGGAGATTGCTGCTTTAACACAAACTTTAGGTAGTAGTGATGAAGTGATTGGTATATCTGATGGTACTTTAGACAATAGAATAATAATATATCACAAGAAAAATTTAAGTAACACAATAGCTTATGGTATAGAAAGTAACAATGTTGCACAGTTTTTTGAGTCATTTACTATATCAGATATAACTTCATTACATAAAGTTGCTTTTAAGTTTAAACAAAATGATTGTGCTTTATGGATAAATGGAAATGAAGTTGACACTCAAACAAGCGTTTCTATGCCAAGTGGTTTAAATAGTTTGCAGTTTGATACAGGTAATGGTAGCTCTGATTTCTACGGAAAAGTAAGAAACGTACAAGTATTTACAGAAGCTCTTACAGACGAACAATTAGAAAAATTAACAAGTTAGTATGTACGATAAAGCATCAATAGCGTTAATACCAAGTGGATACAAAGCAGGTTCGACAGATAACTTATATTCTGTTCTTCCTGCTAATGGCGATGGAGATTTCAATGCTACAAGAGGTTCGACTGCGACACGAGTAAATAAAGATGGCTTAATAGAAACAGTAGCTGCCGATACACCACGCTTAGACTATCCACTAACTAATGGCGTAGTAGGAGATTGTCCTCATTTGCTTTTAGAGCCGAGTAGAACCAATTTATTAATTCAAAGCGTTAACCTTGCATCTATATTTGCTTTTAATACAGGTGGCGGCACATTAACTGCTAATTATGGCGTGTCTCCTGACGGAAGTAAAACATCTACAAGAGTCATTGCAAATGACACAAACAACTCTCATTGTTTTGAAGCTATAAGTGGAGGTTCAGGTTCTTTTACTTATTCGTTATATTACAAAGGTGTTATTGGAGAAACTACAACTATAAGAGTAATAACTGTTGGAAGTGGTGGTGCGGATGCTGAAAAATCAATTACTTTTACAGGTAAATGGCAAAGAGAGCAGATTACTTTTCAAAGTGGTGCAGATTTAAATTATGTATATATTGTTGATTATAGAAGTATAAATGGTACAGCAACTGACTTTCAGGTTTTCGGTGGACAAGTAGAGGAAGGAAGCTACGCAACTTCATATATACCAACAAATGGCGAAACAAATGGTGTAACACGCTCAGCCGATTTTTGTAATTTATCAGGTACAAGTGCAGAGTTTAACGACAGCGAAGGGGTTTTGTTTGTAGAAAGTGCAGCACTAACATCATCTGATTCAAGTAGGGATATAGAAATTTCTGATGGTAATGCTAATAGAATTATATTGCAATATATTACAGGCGGTATTCAGGTTTATGTTCTTGTTGGTGGTTCTGCGACTTATACATTTTCACACACTACAACTATAACTCAGTTTAAAAAAATAGGCTTAAAATATAAAGAAAATGATTTTGCGTTATGGGTAGATGGATTTGAGGTAGATAGTAGCAATAGTGGCTCTGTTTTTAGTGCAAACACATTAACACAATTAGATTTTTTTAAAGCAAGTAATCAAACTTTAAATTTCTACGGAAAAGTAAAACAACTAATATATTTTAACGAAGCACTAAGCGATAGCGAATTACAAACACTAACAAGTTAATTAAATTAAAATGAAGTATATATTTAAGAAATATGAATTTGACAGTCAGAGTCAAGCTGAAACAAGAATAGCTGCTTTGCCTTCAGTAACCGATGAAGATGGGAACGAAAGCCCATCACACAGCCATACAGTTGTAAAGCTCGGTTATTTATGGACTACCGAACCTACCTACAACGAGGAAGGCGAAGTAGAAACAGAAGGCGTAGCATCTGATATGTATTCGGTTGACGTATTATGGAAAGCAAGTGAGATTACAGAAGCCAATGAAGATGGAGAATCTACTGTAAGCTATCCTTACGGATGGTCAAGCAAGGAAATATCTGTCGAAGGTAACGGAGTACATACATTTGCAGGTTGGAACTTTAACGAATAGAATTATGGACACTACAAGTTTAAAAGTTTATTTAATGAACTTGTCTACAATGACAATAACCACAATCGACCAAATAGAAAGTGCTTTGAAAATACTTTTGCTTGTAGTTACTATCGGCTACACTATTCAAAAATGGTACGAGATTAAAAAGAAATGATTAAGGATAAAGAGCTTAGAGGTTATATAGGCGCAGGGGTTATATTTTTCCTTGTAATGGGTCTATTGCTATTTTTGGCTTTTTACGAGATACCTGAAACGAATAACGATATTTTTAAAGTTATAGTGGGTATGTTAGTTGGTTCTCTGTCAGTTGTCATCTATACATTCATAGGTAAGAACCCTGAGGAAGTTGCAGAGTTACAAGCGAAAAGCCAAAGTCTTGAAACAAAGGTAAAACAACTTGTAGAGGAAAAGGACAACATAGAAGCACTACTAAGAAACCTACAAAGCGATGTGATCGAGAAGTTATCTGTTACAGGTCAAAACTTTAAATACAAAGATTGCGAATGAAGTATTTTACTTATACAGAGTTTGATAGCCCCGATGAAGTGGGAAGCGGTAAGAAAATGAACCCTAAGCTACTTATAATGCTTGATATGGTAAGAGATAAGTTTGACAAACCTATCCACATTACATCAGGATATCGCACAAAAGAATATAACGAGTCTTTAGCAGCAAGGGGATATAAAGCATCGCCTAATAGCTCACATTGTAAAGGTTTAGCTGTTGATATAGCTTGTAATAATTCAATAGATAGATATCATTTAATCAACTGCCTTTTAGACGTAGGGTTTAAGCGTATAGGGATAGCAAACAGTTTTATCCACGTAGATATCGACAAAGACAAATCTAAAGAAGTAATATGGACTTATGCGTAGTTTTTCAATTATACTATTATTCCCCACCTCGTTCATAACAGGTATATCTTATTATCCTGCGACAGGTAGGTACAAATTTGATGAGCTGAATATATACTTATTTTTCATTCAATTACAATTTAGAAAGTATGAGTAAAAAGAAGTTTAAGGACACGAAGGTAGGTAGATTCTTAACTTCTGTGGGTTCTACGCTTGGCGATGGAATGGGCGATATATTGCCCGACAATGGTGTTTTAGGCGTGTTTAAGCGACTTATAGCAAAAGATGATACACTTACCCCACAAGACAAAGAAACTGCCTTAAAACTGCTTGAAATGGATTCTATGGAGATTCAGGAAGTAAGTAAGCGTTGGCAGTCTGATATGGCTTCTGATAGTTGGTTAAGCAAAAATGTACGTCCTTTAACCCTTGTGTACCTTACCCTTGCGACTACGATTTACATTGTGCTTGATAGTTTAAACATAGCGTTTGATATAGACCAAGCGTGGATAGAGTTGCTTAAAACTCTGTTGGTTACAATCTATGTGGCATACTTTGGTAGCAGAGGTTTTGAAAAATATAAAAAAATCACTAAGTAGTATATATATATATAATAATATACTTTAAAATAGTATAATAATATAATATAATAATATAATATAAAAAAATAATTAGTATATTTATATATATATATATTTATAAAGCAAAAAAAATGAAATTTGATTTAAAAATAGATTACTTAGGTAAAAAAGAACTTAAAGGGGATACAGAGAAAGATATGTACGATCTAACTTTCAAAACATATAACTCTGAAATAAGGGGTAAGTTTGAGAAGTCAGAGATACGCCATATTATCCAAATCTTAGATAACGCAGTTGTCTAAAAAGGTATCACGTAAAAATCTTGTAAAGCGTTTAGATAATATCTTTAGTCAGTACATACGACTTAGAAACGCTAATGCTCTTGGTATAGCTGAATGTTATACCTGTGGTGTTAAAAAAAATTGGAAGCAGTTACAAAATGGACACTTTCAAAGCAGGAAGCACTACGGAACGAGATGGGATGAAACAAACTGCCAAGTACAATGCTCTGCTTGTAATGTGTTTAGATATGGCGAACAGTATAAGTTTGGGCTAAGGTTGGATAAAGACTATGGGCAGGGTACAGCAGAGGACTTACACGCTAAAGCCATACAGATCACTAAATACTCAAATAACGACTTACAAGAGTTAATAACTAAATACACAGCTCTTGTCAAAAAGAAAATGAAATAGTATCTTTGCAGAGTACATATCCTGTACTGTTTTAATGTTATGATTAAGGGGGGTGCTTTGCCCCCTTTTTTTATTTAAAAATAATTTATATATTTACACCAACATTAAAACTTTATTATGCAATTCAATTTAAATACCGAACAGCAAGATGCGATACTCTACGCTGTATCACACACACTCGCTAACAAAGGCGATATGTCAGATCAAACCCTAAACGACTTGTACGATGTACTCGATATGTTTAAGATAGAAGAGAATAAACGATACGGATTATATAGTGGAACTCATGAGGGACTTTGATATGGCACGATTAGAAAGTATGAGCAATAGAATATTAGAATTAGAAGCTCATATAGAAATTTTAGAACAACAATTAGAATTATATTATGCAGAGTAAAATCACTCAAATAGAACCGAAAGGTACATATACAAACGCATCAGGTACTTTCAATAAGTATCAGGTGTATCTCGCAAATGGCAATAACTATCAGTTTTTAGCCAAAGGCGAATTTAAAAAGCAGGTAGGCGAAACTATCGACTTTGAAATCACGAATGAGCAATACAACACAGCGAAGCTCATCTACAACAAACCCATACAAGCAGCACCGACTGCAAACAGAGAACAAATTATTGTTCGTCAAAGTATGGTAAAAGCTGCTGCGGACTTTCACGCATCAAGACCAAACGCAGATATACAAACAGTAATAGCAGATGCGCAACTATTAATAAACTTTGTGAACAATGGGTAGTATTATTGGAACTGTCAAACGAGTAGGACAAACAACTACAAAAGGTAATTATCAATTCAG